AGGCCACCTATCTTACTATTCCTTACCGCCCCTTATAACACCCAACTGAATGAGTTCTGCTTCAAGCTCATCATCGGAAATATCGCTAACATCAATATTCTTGTTTGTTTGGTCGATACGAGAAAGTTTTGGAGTCTCAAACTCGACTAGTTCCTTAGCCAGTTCCTGAGCCTCAATCATCTTTCCCTCTTCCATCAGTTGTAACATTCTAAAACGTAGGAAGTCCAATGCAGAAGGTGCATCAGCAATCTGAATGCGCTCCTTCATAATGTTCCAGTCTTTGATTGACTTGTTCAACTTCTTAGCGAGGACATTCTTCGCCTTTCGTGACGCAGCAGACTTCAATTGCATTTCCCTAGCCTTGTCGGGATCAGTGACAGGTTTAAGGTTGCGTAATGAGTTCGGATGCGAGTTAAAGGGCTTCTTTTCATCAGCCATATCATATTTCTCCTATATATAGAGGGACTTCTCCCTGTAAGGGGACAGTATATTTAGTATATGGCTAAAATAACACCACTAAACCTAGTAGATAAAACCGATATCACCACAATATCTACTGTCCCCTAATAGGAGTCATTAAATGGGAGAGCTACAAGAAGAAAGAAATATCATAATGGAAGAGGTTGCAACAGAGTATAACGTAGTAATTAACTCACCATTAGATGACGTAGAGATTGCGTACCTATCGAACTACCTAACCTTATACAACTTCAGTAGGGTAGATTTCAGAGGACTAATTATAAACATCATATCAAAGGATGAGCTAAGAGAGACTGTGAGAATGATAGCATCTTGGCTTAGTCGTATCGGTGCTGATGGAGATGTATTCTGTATTCAACAAGTAAACAACTTTTATACAGGGTATGTATCTGAAGAAGTAAATGAATTACTGAGGAAAATGCCTAATGATCAAACTAAACATTAACGGATATGCAAGGCACGGTAAGGATACAGTGGCAGATATGTTCGTACAGTTTCATGGGTTCAGGAAGACTGACGCATCTATGCTTTATGCAAGAGACATAAGACAAATGGGCGTAATAGAAGGGTATCACTCAGACAGAGAATGTTATGATGATAGGATTAACCACAGAAAAGAATGGTTCGACTTCATTACAGATGCTACTAAGAATGAACCAGACCTATATGTAAAAGAAGTATTAAGGGGTGGGGATATCTATGTGGGTCAAAGAAACCTAAAACAATACTACCAGACTAAACACCTATTTGACGCGACAATATGGGTAGACTCATCAAATAGAGGACTAAAAAGGGAAGCGAAAGAAAGTTGTGAATTGAACCCACTAATAGAACATACATTCTACATAGACAACAGTAAGTCTATTTATGAAACAGGAAAACAGATAGATTCAATTATGAACCTATTAATTAATAGAAAGAATATTCAAAATGATGCATTATGATACAGTAAAAGACGCACTAAATAAAATGACAAACAGAAATGTTGAGCTGTATATGGAGATGATTTGGGATGTTGCAGAGTTCAACAGTAAATTTGAAATAAAGACAGATATTGATCTACAATCAAAACTAGTATGTGAAGAAGTCTTTGAGTGGATGGAGGAACTTCTAAATTATGGAATGACAACTAACCTAATGAAAGAAACTATAGATATTCTATATGTTCTAGAGGGATTAGCTGTAATGTTAATGAATGAAGAGAAGACAGAGTTCGAAGTATACAACGAAGAGAAATTAAGGAAAGCAATAGCCTATATCAATGATACTATATCTAATGTAGCAAACCTGTTTGAAGAATATGAAACACTAAGCGCTTGGAAGAAAGTACACAAAAGTAATATGTCTAAGCTAGACGTAGATGGTAATGTTATTCGTAGAGAAGATGGTAAGGTGCTAAAGTCTGATCTATATAAGCCAGCAGACCTAAGCGATGTAGTGAATAAATATACAACGATTGAAATCCTAGAGGATATCAAGGAAGAATTGACAGAGGACTAATATATGACAATTAATAATTATGAATTTATGACACAGAGCCAACAGCTAAAGATTAGAATGCTGGAGGAAGACTGGGAAGATGGTGTGATTACACAAGAGCAATACAGAGATTTCATTTCTGATATTGAAGATGAGATGGATGAGCTAATATGACATGGAAAACCAATGGCAGACAACCCCATAGGTAAAAAGTACGAAATAAAAGAAGACTCATTCACACATAGACTTTATGGGGTTCCAATTGGTTCCTATGAAGTCTATGTTGGTGAATTTGGGTGGGACGATGGAGATATGTACATACGAGTAAGAGATAGGAAATGGAAGTTAAAAGATTTAGATTGAAAGAAATGATTAAGGGATAGATACGATGGAAGAAGATGAAGAAGAGTGGGATAGTGATAATTACACAGTATTCACTGCAGGTAAATGTGAATGGTGTACTAAGGTAATCAACCTAATGGGTAACCTAGGATTAACATTCGATGTAGTATCAGTAAAAGGTAACAAAGAGGCCCTAACTTTTATGGGTGAGCGTGGATTGAAAACAGTACCGCAAGTCTTTAGAGGACTAGAGCTAATTGGTGGGTACGAAGATTTTGTGATATACACAAAACAACTTAACTTGTGAGTAAAAAGAAATATGAACGACTATCAGAAATTTATAGCAACCAGCCGCTATGCACGATGGCTGGAAGAAGAAGGGAGACGTGAATCCTATGACGAAACGGTAGATCGTTACGTTGATAATGTAATAGTACCAGCGATAGACAATGCAGGTCTAATAGATGATGGAACTATTGAAGATATCAGAAAATCGATTAAGAATATGGAAGTCATGCCATCAATGAGAGCAATGATGACTGCTGGTCCTGCTCTTAATAGAGATAACACTTGTGCATTCAACTGTTCCTATTTGCCAGTGGATAACCTAAGAGCCTTCGACGAAGCTATGTATATACTACTATGTGGTACAGGAGTAGGATTCTCAGTAGAAAGACAAGAAATCTCAAAGCTACCTGAAGTACCACTGATTAAGTTCAGTGACGTGATCATTAAGGTAGGAGACTCTAAAGAGGGATGGGCAGAGTCGCTAAGACTTCTACTAGAAACACTATTCAACGGATTACTCCCAAGGTGGGACACTAGAGATGTACGAGATGCTGGTTCAAGACTGATTACATTCGGAGGACGAGCATCTGGTCCAGCACCACTGATAGAGCTATTCGACTTTGTTGTAGCCACAGTTAAGGCTGCTCAGGGCCGTAAGCTAACTTCTCTAGAGTGCCATGACATTATGTGTAAGATTGGAGAAGTCGTAGTGGTAGGTGGAGTAAGACGTTCCGCAATGATATCGCTAAGTAATCTATCAGACCAACGGATGAGTAAAGCTAAATCTGGTGCTTGGTATGAGAACGACAAACAACGTGCTCTAGCGAACAACAGCACAGCCTATACAGAGAAACCAGACATGGACTCGTTCATACAAGAATGGCATTCACTGGTATCCTCTAGGTCCGGTGAACGTGGAATGTTCAATAGAATGGCAGCTATAAAACAGGTAGAGAAGTTTGGAAGACGAAAATCAAAGCTAGAAAACTCTACATCATATATAGCTTTCGGGACAAACCCATGCTCAGAAATTATCTTAAGACCATACCAATTCTGTAACCTAACAGAAGTAGTGGCCAGAGTAGATGATACATTCGAAACTCTGGAAGATAAAGTATACATCGCAGTAGTTATCGGTACTATTCAAGCATCACTTACTCACTTTCCATACCTACGGGATATCTGGAGAAAGAACACAGAGGAAGAGGCACTGCTAGGAGTATCGATTACAGGAATTATGGACTCTCCATATCTGAGAAACTGTACAGAAGAAGACCTTAATGAGTTGAGAGTTTATGCAGTAGAAGTTAATGAGAAGTATTCTAAGTTACTGGGGATCAAACCAGCAGCAGCTATTACTTGCGTTAAGCCGAGTGGAACTGTATCACAACTAACAGACACAGCATCAGGAATACACGCTAGGTATGCAGACTACTACATTAGAACAGTTAGGGGTGACAACAAAGACCCACTGACAGAGTTCATGAAGTGGGTAGGGGTTCCTAGTGAACCATGTGTAATGAAACCTGACAATACGACCATTTTCAGCTTCCCAATGAAATCACCAGAGGGAGCTATCAAAGCCAGCGATTGGACAGCACTAGAACAACTAGAGTTCTGGATTAAGTTCCAAAGAGGTTGGTGTGAACACAAACCATCTGTTACTATTAATGTGAGAGAGCATGAATGGATGGAAGTAGGAGCTTGGGTATATAAGAACTTTGATGAAGTATCAGGGATTTCATTTCTACCGTATGACGATAACGTTTATCAACAAGCACCTTATCAAGAAATAACAGAAGCCGATTATGTAGCGTTAGAAGGAAAGATGCCAAAAGCAATCAACTGGGAACTACTCAGTGCCTTCGAACATGAAGATCATACATCAGGCTCACAGACATTCGCATGTTCCTCTGGATCGTGTGAGATAGTCGATATTAACTAGAGAGAGTGGGCTGGCCGAAAGGCTGGCTCACCTATCATTATAAATGAAAGAATTTAATTATGAACACTTCAAGTGTTTAGATTGTAGGGAAGATTATTCCCGGCTGGTGTTAAATGAAAAGCACAAAGACGACGACCTCTGCCCTACATGTTCCAATAAGAGAGAACAGAAAGAGATTGTTAGCTGTAACACCAGAACAAATTGAGTGGCACCTCATAGCAGGTTATGTATTCATAGTAGTAATGATACTAGGGATCATAGACCCATTGAGATTTATACCACCTAGAAAGGAAGATAATGACTAAACAATTAGTATGGGATATTGAAACCAACGGATTGTTAGATACGATGGATGAAGTATGGATTCTATGTGCAGAAGATATTGACACAGGGACTACATATGACTTCTCCGACCACGATAAAACACTACCAAATATGGACTATGGTATAGAACTACTAGATCAATGCCAACACCACATAGGACATAACCTATTCGGATTTGACTTCTTGGCAATGAATAAGAAGTACGGATGGGAATTACGTGATGATCAAAAAGTAACAGACACATGGATTCTATCCCTGTTAAACTGTTATAAGCGAGATCATAATCACGGACTAAAGGGATGGGGAGAGAAGTTAGGAAACTCGAAGATCGAATTTAATGATTGGGAAAAATACTCACCAGAAATGAAAAGATATTGTAGACAGGATGTACGACTTAACACAGAAGTATATCGTAAACTACATTCAGAAGCTAAATCGTTGATAGCCAGAAATCCGTTGTACTCTAAACGTATCATGATCGAGATGTACGTTTCACGACTAAACATGAAACAACAAAAGGGTTGGGTATACGACAGAGAACTTGCAGATAAAACTATAGAAGAATTAGATACTAAGATGAAGAAAGTTGAACGTGCTATTGAACCTAAGCTCGGACATAAGCGAGTGTGGATTGATAAGGCACCTAAGACGCCTAAGTACACATCAAAGGGATGGTATCACTCTATTACTGCCAAGCTACTATCAGAATACCTAGGAACAAAAGTAATTCCAGAAGATGCATTGAAAGATAACCCACCGATTAAACCCGGAGAACACTTCCAGAGATTCAAGGAAGAGAAAGTAACTATGGGTCAGATGGATGATGTAAAGACATACCTGATGGAACAATGCGGGTGGAAACCAAATGAATGGAATAGAACTAAAACTCCTACGGGAGGATGGAAAAACTCATCACCTAAGCTAGAGGGTAAAAACCTTGAAGAGCTGGGAGACGTAGGTAAGGGTGTATCAGAATACTATATGCTGAGACATCGTCGTTCATTCATTGAAGGATTCAATAAACTATCTGATATCAGAGGTGATGGACGTATCAATGGAGGTATGTGGACAATAGGTACACCTACGTTCAGGGTACGTCACACAGGTATCGTAAATCTACCTAAGAACGACGAGAATGTACCTTACGGTAAGGAGATTAGGTCGTTACTGACAGTAGAAGACGATAGGGTGGTAGTAGGCGCTGACTCAGCAGGAAACCAGCTTAGAGGAGCATGCCACGTATTCAACAACCCAACGTTCACTGATCGTATCGTAAACAGTGAGGATGCACACCAAGAGAATGCAGACGCAGTAGGGTGTACTCGTGATGAAGCTAAGGTATTTATCTACAGAGTTCTGTTTGCAACTACTGCATTTGGACTAGCTAAAGCATTTGGTAAGACTGAAGCTTATGCTCAGGATATTCTAGATACTTTCGACAGGGATGTACCAGAGTTCAAGGTAATCAAAGATAAATATGAATCAGAGTGGCACCAGAATGGTGGATATATCTTTGGACTAACAGGTAATATCTTGTTTGTAGAAGAACCACGTAAATGTCTAAACTCTGTACTACAAGATTTAGAAAAGGCCTCATGTGCAGCAGCGCTGTGGTGGGCTGAAGAAGAAATGAAAAAGGTAAACATAGACTACTACCCACTAATTTTCTACCATGATGAAGGAGCCTTCGCTGTAAAGAAAGATCAAGCTGAAGAAGCTGCTAAAATCATATCTAATGGATTCAAAGAGGGTCCAAAGATATTCGGTATAGAGATAATGGACGGCGGTGGCGGTCAAATTGGGAGAACATATGCTGATGTTCACTAGCTCAAGGACAAAACATAAGTACGATCACTTCATCTTCATTGATGCGAGTGGTATAGGACACCAAATAGACGAGTCTAAACTGTTAGAACACTTCTATGAGAATGGAAGACTACACTTAGTATTCGAAGACAATGAACACGTAGTACATAACGAATGGCGTTCAATTGATTACAAATACAATAAACCACAATAGAGAAAGGACATATGGACAATATAACTAAAAGCTACGTCTTCGTAGATGCAGACTCTATTCTATATAGTAGTTGCTATGGAGATGACGTAAGTAATTCTACTATCTATAAACGATATATGGATAGGTTAAACTACATTAAGGTTCAATGCTTCTCAACAGATATGTTAGTGACTGTAAAAGGTCATAATAACTTTAGAGATAAACTTGATCCAGAGTACAAGGCTAATCGAAAACCACTAGAGCCAATTATGAAAGAGCGGCTAAAGGCTGCACACGCTTATGCCCTAGAACTAGGAGCTGTACAAGCAGACGGTTGGGAAGCAGATGACCAAGTAGTATCGTGGGCATATGAAGCCACTCAAGAAGGAATGCCTTGGGTAATAGCAGCTATTGATAAAGACCTATTACAAGTTCCGGGAACTCACTTCAACTATGGTGGGACAGAGAAGAAACCATTAGCAGAAGATAAGAAGTGGAACTTCATAGATCAGAAGGAAGGGGACTTCCGTTTCGCACGTCAACTACTAACAGGGGATACTGTTGATAACATCAAGGGAATTCATAGAGTAGGTCCAGTTAAAGCTGGTAAGGCGCTAGAAGGAAAAGATCGTAAAGGTATGATGAATACCATAGTGGACATGTATAAAGAAGAATATAAGACAGATTGGGAACGTAAACTAATCATGAATTGTAATCTAGTTTACATGAGAAGATGGTTAGATGATGAATTCGACTACAAGGTATGGCTGAATGAATAACGGCCATTGGGAGTTTGAAAGAGAGATGAGCCCTAAAACACATCAGGGATTTGTCTATCTAATAATTAACAAACTGACTCAACGTGTGTATATAGGGAAGAAGAGATACTTCTCAGTTACAACATTACCACCATTAAAAGGTAAGAAGCGTAACCGTAAACAGTTCAAAGAGATGGCGTGGCGATCCTACACAGGGTCGTCAGTTGAGTTAAACGAAAACATAGAAAAGTTAGGTAAGAGTAATTTCTCATTTATCTGCCTATGTGAATGTGAGACACAAGCTGAACTAACATACACAGAGACCAAGTTGCAATTCGACATGAACGTACTCACAGATGTGATGCCTTGTGGAGAAAGGAAATACTACAACAAAGCTATAGGGGCAATAAAGTTCCTACCGCCAAAGGTTGTAGCTGAAAGTACTAGAAACAAGTTAAGAGAAAAAGCCTATCTACTGCCGAGAGGAACATGTACACATTGTGGATACACATGTGACATAGCTAACCTAGCTAGATGGCATGAAGATAATTGTAGAGATAAACCTAATGAACAACCCAACGATATCGGACCCGAGACTTCTAAGGGGAAGACATAGTTGTGAGACATGCGGCTCCAGTGATTCTGTAGGATACTATGAGGATCACTGGACCTGCTTTGGAGCTTGCGATAAGACTTCTTTTTATGACGACAATAAGGGTTCAAGGAAAAGAATGGAAGTAGAAGAGATAGACTTCAATGATATTATCAGTACGCTGAGAGATATCGAAGAACTACCAATAAGAGGATCGAGACTTCGTAATATTCAAAAGAATATCTATGATTTCTATGGAGTACACTCTACCGTAAATGAGGATGGTGATCCTGACCACAGGTATTACCCTTGGACCAGAGATGGAAAGGTAGTAGCGTACAAACAAAAGGTCGATAAGAAAGTAAACGAAGAGGGTGAAGTTACCCAAAAGAAACAATTCTATATGCATGGTGATACACAAGTCATGAATAGAAAAGACTGCGATCTATTCGGTCAACATCTATTTGAAGCTGGCGGTCGTATGCTAGTTATCACTGAAGGTGAAGATGATGCAGCAGCACTACAACAAGCCTACGACAAGAAGTACAATGGACGAAGGTTCCCAGTAGTATCGTTGTACAATTCTAAATCTGATCAAGTATTCATCAATAACCTAGAGTGGGTTATGAGCTTCGAGAAGATTGTACTATGGCCAGATAGAGACGAACATGGTGCTGGACTAGATACTATGCAACGTTACGCAAAGGCTATAGGTATCAAGGCGCACATCGTAGGATGCACTAAGTATAAAGATGCTAATGATGCTTGGAAAGCTGAAGGTGCAGAATATTGTGTATCACAGATATATAATGCACAGGGATACACCCCAGCAGGATTTGTAAAGGGTGAAGAACTCTGGACTAGATTCAAAGAGCGTAAAAATGTAAAGTCTCAACCATACCCGGATTGTCTATCAGAAATAAATAATAAGCTAACTGGTATGAGAGCAGGGGAGATCGTACTGTTCACTAGCGGAACTGGTGCAGGTAAATCAACTGTAACTAAAGAGGTTATGATTAACATCTCAAAGAACAAAGAGAACAAACTAGGGATCGTCAGCTTAGAAGAAGATGTTGGTGAAACTGTAGAGAAGTTCATTGAGATGCAGATGCGCGTAAACTTCCAAGAACTGGGTACAGATGTAAGCGAAGAGCAACAGAGAGAAGCATTCGATGAACTATTTGCATCAGAACGTGTAATCATTCTGGACCACCAAGGATCAGTGGGAGATGCATCACTGATAGATAAACTACGAGCGCTATGTGCTATGGGGTGTACACACATCGTACTAGATCACATTACTATCGCTGTATCAGAAGGTAATGAAGGATTTACCGGGAACGAGGCAGTAGATAAGATGATGAGTGATCTACTAAAGCTAGTAAAACAATTCCCTGTATGGCTCGGTGTGATCTCACACTTGCGTAAGACAGGTGCTGGTGGTAAATCATTCGAAGAAGGTCACATGGCATCTATGGATGACATTAAGGGATCAGGTTCGATTAAACAAATCTCATTCGACATCATAGCATTCAGCCGTAACATGATTGCAGAAGATGATAGAGAGAAGAATACGATCCACTTCAGAGTACTAAAGGCTCGTTTCACAGGTAAAACTGGAGACGCTGGTGCTGCATACTATGATGGGAAGACAAGGCGGCTAAAACAAGCTGCCACTACATCAGCATCACGAGCAGATGAGATGTTCAAGTCTATAGAGAACGTATCACCAGAGGTTATGAAGGAAAGAATGGGATTATAGAAAGGATGCAAAATGAAAGATATATGGATAACAAGTGACACACACTTCAACCATGAAAATATTCTTAAGTTTGAGGACAATCTGGGTAATAAGATAAGGGATTTTCATTACGTACAAGAGATGAATGAGACAATCATACAAAATTGGAACTCAGTAGTAAAACAAGGGGATAAAGTATACCACCTTGGGGACGTAATGTTTGGTAGTAAGGATTGGTTTGCATTGAATTGGCCAAGGCTTAATGGATCAAAGAACTTAATAGTTGGAAACCATGACGATATCAAATACTTAAGTAGTGGTGGATTCTTTAAAAAGGTGTATATGTGGAGACTACTAAAAGAGCACAATATGCTCCTTACTCACGTTCCAGTACATGAAAGTAGTATAAGAAAAGTAGAGTTTAATGTACATGGACATATTCACAGACAAAAAAGTCCAACCAAGAGACACATAAATGTATGTGTAGAAAAAACTAATTACACACCTATAAATATAGATGAAGTTCTGAAGGGTAAATAATGCAGGACATAAAAGATTACTTACAGAAGAAGATAGATAGGATCAGCCCTGACAACAGAAAGTTCAATGGGACTGGAGCTACGCTACTAAGGTTCGATAAAAGTGATAACGACCTAGATGATTATATCAACTCATGCATTCAATCTATAATGTCTTCAATGACTCGTAGTGAGATAGCTGGGATGGCTAAGTTAACACAAGTATCAACTGCTATTGGACAACGTATACTCTCAATGATGGGAGATAACGATGCTCCTTTCGATCAGAGAGTAAGACTAGGTGATCTATTTATAGAAGCATTATACTCTCTGAACTATATCAACGTATATAGGGACCCATCATTCTCTGAACACAACAGAGAGGCTCCCTATGTAATACACCTAGAGTCAAGGTGGTCAGAACTAGCTGAATACCCACTAGTAAGATCAAAGAAAGACTTAAGGGGAACATTCTCTGAACCACAGAAAGCGACAAGAGCCTGTCTAAAACGAGATAAGTTCACAAAAGAAGATTGGGCAGATATCTCAGAGTCTCAACATATATCAGCGGTAACGAAATTACAATCAGTCGCTCTAAGGATTAACCTAGATGTACTTGAAGCGGTAAAGCTTAACCAAGACAAGTTCATAACTAATGGTAATGTCCAGATACCGAATGAAGGTAACAAGAAACGAATGGATGATCGTTACTATGAGTGGAGACTTGAGGTAAATAGAGCTAAGGGTAAGGAAAGTAAGTTCTTAGATAAGAAAAAAGAGAACTACATTAAGGAAGCAGAACTATGGAACAAGAAGCTAATTGCACTGAAGGCACAAAGTAAGAAGACAGCCTTCACATACACATTGCAAAAGGCTGAACTCTTAAAGACAGAACCAGAGTTCTATCAAAGTATCGAACTAGACTACAGAGGAAGGTTCTACTACTCAGAAAGCTTCTTCAACTTCCAAGGGACTGACATGGCTAGAGGACTCATTGAGTTCACAGAAGGAAAGCCAATAGATGAACGAGGAAGAAGGTGGCTTGCGATACATACAGCGTCTTCTTATAATGAATCCTACCTAATAGATGAGTTACCTGAATGGTGTGAAGAAGACTACAAAGAGTATCTAAAAGACGAAGGTCTGGACTCAATCTCTGTCGATAAGATGACTATGAATGATAGAGCTAATTGGACAGAGAACAATTACGAGAGGATAAAGGGTTATGTCAACCGAAAAGAAATACCAATTAAAGCAGAAAAACCTGTTGTGTTCTATGCATGCTGTGTGGAATGGACAGACTATCTTAATGATCCCACAGGTCACATATCAAGACTTCCAATCCAAATTGATGGT